CTAATTTGAATTCCTGTAATTTCTTTTCCTTCTTGGAACCATCTTTTGGCAAATTCATACGTAGTTAAACTAGTATGAGTTTTGTGTGGACTTGTGTCCACTCCAAGTCGCTGCATAATCATTTTATATGATTGTGCAACAGCATCATTATAAATAACTATATCATCTCCAAGTAGTATATACTCCTTGAAGTTTGTTTTGTTATTTAATTTTGCTGCATAAGCGACCACTAGATGGTGACAAATTGCGAAGGTAGACCATGAACTATATGCACCCATTGGTTGACCACAGTTGTATTTTACAACTGTTTGGTTCCACGGTACATAGAATTCATAGTCAATAAGGATTGATTTCCAAGATCTAGCGAATTCTCTATTAAATAGAGATTCGATTAGATTTTCTTGAATTTCAATTGGAAATCTATCTGTAGCGGCCGTAAGGTCGATACTATGATATGATTGTCCATCTTCCTTATTAAGAATTATTGGATCCTGTGTAAAAGTTCTATCTTGAGATAAATTATTTCTCAATATTTCGAATTGCAGATCATGAACGCCTTTTAAGGCTTCTTGTGACCAGTAATCGAATATTGCGATTACCCGAGCTTTTGCTTCGGGGTCTTCAATAATACTTAATTTTCTAATTCTATTAGAATCTTTGTATTTTTGATTATATAATTTAACACTATCATCATAACCGATTTTAGTTACTCTTGCCCAAACATCTTTTGCTTTCATAGCAATTGCATCTTTGTTTAAGACTGACTGAAATGTTTTGAAGTTGTGTTTTAATCTCTGATGAGCTTTTTTAACAATGTCACTAGGCCATCTTAATCTCGTTTCGTTAAGATACGAGTGTAAAGTTGGACTGATTCCTTTAATTTTCTACTAAGGTTTCAGGTAAAACTACGGCATCTCTCCAAGAAAATAACGTTGCTCGTCCTTCGGGACCAGCTTTGTTAGATAATCTTAATTTATTAGGAGTCCATGAAATTTCACGGTTTCCTTTTATCCCATTTTCCGAAAGGAATTCTGGAATATAGGCTGTTAATTCAGCAATAATTAAATTATCCTTGGTTGATGCATTAGTAATCGTAGACGTTGACGGATCTTTTGTACCAGGAATGGCTCGGCTAATGGATAGCAAGGTTAGTACGAAACTTATGTTTCGTCTTTCTTTATTTTCTATTAGTGAATTAAAGTATGGTGTTGCTTTTGGCAACCCCTTAGAATTTAGACCAATACGCCCCGGGAAAACTTTAAAAGGTTCTCCTGCGATGTATTTAGTATAAATTAATCTAAGATCTTTAATTCTCTGAATTGTCCAAAGTGTTCCGCTTTTAGTATGCCAACTTGCTACTTGGTTTATCCAAGTATCAATAATTGTTTTACTATCAGCCACATTTGGGAACCAGTAGTATGAGATCCATGATAATAGACCTTTAATTTTATTTAATTGGTTTATTGTCATTGTATTGATTATTATTGGATCAGACGTGTCTTTCCAGATCAACAGATATCTCCTTAGAGACTTCAATTGACGGAGTCAATACACTATGGCCCTTGTAACAGGGGGCTATATTGTCTTACGATATGGCCA